GGGGTAGGGACGGTTTACAAGGCTCGCCCCTACCCCACAAGGATTAGTTAGAGGTTAACCCTAACTATATTTAGGTGTCTAGTTAAGGCTACCAGCGTAATTACTGGCAAGTTCCCACAGTTGTTGGTTAAGATCGATATCCTTCTGGATATTGGAGATCGAGCGAACCTTGCGACGGGTCGTACCGTTCACGAATCCGCCTCGGAGGATATTTTCCTGAGCGACGTTAAACGTGCTCCAGAGATCATTACCCATATCAGCCTGACGGCGAGCGGTGCTAACATCCTTGATGATACCCTCATCAGGATTGCTGAACCGAATTCGTGCAGCATCCGTGAAGAAGTCCACGCGAGAACGATCCGTCAGCTTGATATCCTGCCAAGTCTTGATCCTGTCCGAGATTCGGGACGCATTCATCACAAGGCGACGAGAAGCATCCTTGACCTGATCAGGATTGAACCCGATGTGGCGAATCTGGATCGTACCGAAGTCTCGCTCAGAGATCACCATACCGTTCGAGCAGACGAGACGGAAGATTCCACCCTGAAGGCGATATCCACCAAGTCCATTGTGAGAGTTCACAAGAAGCATCTCAGGAATGCTATCACCAACGGCAAAGTTCTTGACATCAAGGTTTTCGTGACGCATACGAATCATGTGCTTCGCATGGTCACGGCTCCACTTGCGAGAGCCAACCTGACGGGCGCTATGGACGCGCCAGCCTTCCTCCTGAAGGATCTCGATGATCTCAGTAGTGGGGAGGAATGTGTAGCGGTCGGACACCTTGCCCTCTTCAGGGGCAGTAGCGAACGCCGCAGGAGCGTAATCACGGAGGATAGATTCGTTGATAATCATGATCAGTTACCCTTGCTCATTTCGTTGAGGAATTCTTCGAACGCCTGTTCACGGGAAATGTTACGAGTCTTCTGGTCCTTGGTCATGCGGAAACGCTTTCCAGTCTTAGCGGAATAGTCCTCGATGGACTTGTAAGCAGGATTGGTAGAGGTCTGCGCGGGAGTAGTAACTTGAGTGTATTCCATTTTGTAGGTTCTTTCTTGAATAGGTTTACGACCGAAAGAGGAGTCGAAAGCATCAGAAATCATGTTGGCGAGAACATCGTAAGACTTCTTGTCGTAAGGCTTCTGCATGGCTATCTCTTTCGTATTGGTCCCCCTATTATACCGCTTCGGCCAAAACTTTCGTTAACAAATCCCGAAAATCTTGTGAAGTGGTGCAAACCCTGCACAGGTTCGATCTAAAAGCATTTGCTGAAAGTCTTTAGACTGGAACTTGCTATCTGTTCCATCAACAGAGTACCATGCTCCGCTTCTCTTTACTAGACCATCAGCCTCTAACATCTGTAGAACACCTGCGTATGGATTCAAGCCTTCGTTATACATTAGCTCAAACTCACACTCACGGAAAGGTACGGATACCTTATTCTTTGTATTCCTTACAGTACCTTTGATGCCTGTTACAACCTTGAACTCATCACGGATGAGGTCGCTGGTTTTATTAGAGATAGTCTTCAAATTAACACCGAGATAGTACTCTAACGATTTACCACCAGCAGCCATAGTCGTAGGATCACCGTACATTACACCAACCTTGTTTCTAATCTGGTTGATGATTACGAGTGCTACTTTGTACTTACGCATGAGTGGGTTTATCTTTCTCAAGCAAGCACCCGTAGCCTTAGCTCTTACTGCGCCCTGCATATTGTTGCCATCGTAGCTCTCCGCTTCGTACTCTGCTTTTGAGGGAGAGACAGCGATGCTATCGTATGCGATGATTATAGGTGTATCAGCATCTGATTCTCTGATAGCCTTAATTGTATCTTCTATAACTTGGAAGCAGTCTTCCAATGTTTCAGGCGCGGCATAAATGAGTTTGGCTGGATCTAATCCTAGATGCGTAGCAAATTCTGGGTTGTACGCATTTTCAGAATCTACAAGCATGGTGTAGTATCCTGCGGATTGTGCTTCCTTCAAGATATGGGTAGCAAATACAGTCTTAGCTGTAGATGCTTCTCCGTGGATCTGGGTAATCATACCAATAGGGATGCCCTTAGTATAATCACCAGAGATAATCTTGTTTAGGGCATAACTGCCAGTTGAAACAAATCCCATGTCAGGGACTTGTTCTGAGAGTAAACCTGCGTTCTTGAGACGATCTAATACTGCTTTGTTCATGTCCTATTATAGCTGCTTTGACTTTTTGGTCCCTCATCCTTTGCTATAAATAACCTCTTTTATTCCGTATTTGTGGATGAGGCCAGCACAACACTTGCAGGGCTTTGCGAGGTTGTTGTTTGCGCGATAAACATAAATAGTCGCGCCATAAATATCAATCCCCATACGGATAGCTTTGTAGATTGCGTGACCCTCTGCATGGAGGGTCTTGTAATTACCAGATCCGAACTCGGGATGAGTCTTATTGATATTGTGTGCTGACACCAGCACTTGGTTCTTACGAGCTATGGCAGCGCCAATCTTGAATCTACTCTTTGACTTTTTGGATTCAAGCTTCGCTGCCCGAAGCGGCGGAGGTTCCATTAGTGCCACCCCGGCTTGTAAACACCCTCACCCGTAATCTTAAACGAGTGCTTGGAGTTACCAAGATATCGGTACATAGTGGTGGGCTTCTTTTCTTTAGGATCACACTTAGGGCAGTGCGGCACTGGATTCTTTGAGTTCTGAGTCATAGACTCAAAGATCTCATAAAGCATATCGCAAGAAGAACAGTGGTAATCGTAAATAGGCATTAACGACTGTCTCCAGATCCTTGAATGACTCCACGCTTTCTGCGATCTTCGAGCTTATTCAGGACATCTTCAGCGATCTTATCAAGAGGAATGTTGAGTTCATATGCGGTGGCTGCAACATACCAAAGAACATCTCCAAGCTCACTAGAGAGATTTTCGATACTTTCCTTTGTGGCTACGCCATTCTTGTCGCGCATGATCTTCTTAATCTTGCCACAAACCTCGCCCGCCTCACTAGCTAGGCCAAGAGCAGGGTAGTAAAGGTTCCTACCAACATCAGGGTATACTGCGGTACGGATAGCCTCTTGCTGAAATTTATTGAAGTCTTTCATAATCATTTTACTTTTATTCTATAGTATAATAGAGTTCACGTTGTAAATTTTGAAAAGAATGTGTCAAACATATGATTTTCTTTGTGTCCATCCCAGTTATCGTCTATACCCACCCAAGAGTTTAGAGTTGTAAAATGCACATGAGAAACATTTGAATCCTCTGATACATTTATATTTTCTAAATTACCAACATCTTGAGTTATTAAAATACAGTTAAATTCTTTATCGTATTTGCTTTGTAAAAATTTAATAAAATTATATAATTTTAATTTTAATTTTTTTATATTTTGTTTTTCACTATTCCTGTAGTAGTAGAATAGAGTTACAGCATCTTCAGATTCTACTAGTATTTTTGTTCTATCTCTTTTTCTAACTAAACTACTAAGTTCTTCTTGATTATAAATATCAAAATGAAAAAAACAACATACTTTCCAAGAAAATAAATTATCTAAATCTATTGAGTACTTTAAATTCAAAAACTTATTGTGCCAAATATTGTGATCTGGATAATACAAATAATTAACTCTTTGTAAATAATCTGGATTTAGTATATCTGCAAAATTATCCATTATGACCCCAGACACGGAATCTAAATTTATTTTCATATCGTCAAACAAATTTGTTTGATCATTTTTTATTTTTAATCTACTCAATTGATATCTTAATAAGCAAGTCTCCCCTATTATCAATGGTCTATACATTTTTATCATGGTTTAAAAGTTCCATGAAAAAAATAAGTTATTCCATTTAGAATAGAGTAACCTTCTATTTGACAAAAATTATTTAATAGTTTTATCCAATTATTACAATCTAATTGAGTTAAATGAAGTTCTACACCTCCTATAACATCAGAATGATTTGAAACTGAGAAAACAAACTTGTTTGCAGTTTTGCTCATATTATTCACTGCCTTTTCTATATCATTAATTGGTAGGTGTTCTAAAACGTCTAAACAAGTTATTAATTCAGCTTTAACTGGTACTTTATCGTATCTTATATCTAAACTATAATGTTCAACGTATTTTAAGTTGTGAAAATTATTAAAATCACAGGAATATAAAAGTACAGAATCATTATTTTTTTTAAGCAAAGATAAAAAATTACCTCTACCAGATCCAACATCTAATATACTTTTAGGAGAATATAAATTTACAAATTCCAAAGATCTTACATATCTGGGTTCTTCATGTGGGTGTTGATTATACCAAGAAAATGTATTAAATACATTAGTGTATACGTTATTTAAATTATATGAAGTTGACATGGAGAGGCTCCTTTTCTAACATATAATTAATGAATCTATTTTTATTATTAAACATACACCGCTCACAAGAAGATGCTTTAAACTTTAAGTAATTTTTTACTTTTTCATCTGACAACCAAAAAGATTTAAAGGACTGATCTTTGATTGATCCCATCAAACCTAGCTTGTTATATGCATTATTACAACAGGTGTAAACATTTTGGTCTCCCCCAATATAAGTGTTTAGATGCATATATCCACAGTACTCATATTCTGGACGCTCATCAATTAGATCTTGGACGCGATCTCCGAACAAGTTAAACACTGTAAAATCTTTTGTGCTAAAGTCTTGCTTTGCTTTAATAGCAAGCTCTCTTGCTACTGGATATATTTCTTTGTGATATTCAAAATCGTCTGGAGTAAACACTGCGCTAATTCTAGCATTGTCTACTCCCAGCGACGAGTAGATTTTAACTGCATCATAAATTTCTTTATAATTTTCTCTTGTGACCACAAAGCCTACTCCAATAATTAATTTACTGTTTGGAGTCTTGTTCCTAGCGTCAACTACTTTCTTTATATTTTCTAATGCTCTATTAAAGTAAGTTATCGGAACCTCTCTAACTGATGAATAAGTTTCTTTTGTCGCAGCATCTATAGAAAATCTTACCCAAGAACCTTGTGCTAATATTTCTGGGATACCGTCTAGCATTCTAGTTCCATTAGTTACCAAAGCTAAATCTAAACCAAGGTCTACTGTTCTTTGAAACAATTCTTTGTGTTTTGGATGGACTGTAGGCTCACCACCCCCGGTAAACTGAATAGCTTTTACTCCTAAAGATTTACAGTCTTCTAAAATTTCTAAACATTTTTCGTATGGAATCATTCTATTTGGATTATTATTTATAATTCCTGTTAATTTATCTTTTTCTCCAAATAACTGATTAGAAGTATAATTTTCCATCCTGTAAGCACAGAAAGAGCAGTTATGGTTGCATAAATCAGATATTATTAATTGAACCTGTAGTGGGACTGGCTGTTTACCTTGTCTCATCTGTTCAACTTTGTCCTGATGATGTACAATTTTATTAGGATTGTAAGGATTGTTTATTTTGTTATTCATACTCTCCAATTTATTTTATTTTCTGTTGTAGTTTTCCAATACAAATTAGCATTGTTTGGATAGCTAGTGTGATTCTTAGAGTTTTCATTATAATGATTCAAATGAAACACCTTAGGATGTTCTATATGTATTATAGAAAGTCCTAATTTGCATATTCTATCAAAAAACTCACGGTCATCATACGCATATCCGTAAGCAAATCTTTCATCGAATCCTCCTAGCTTATCTAAATCTTTCTTGGTTATGGCTGTACAAAAATGCATTGCTCCGGGACGAATAGTTTTATGAACATAGTAACCATTATCTCCGTCATGGGTAATTGCTCTTTCTTGTAGAGTAAACGGGTAATTTCGTCCGCTATTAAATTCGTAATTTAATAAATTATTGGTGTTTATTTTATCTAGAGAATAACAGTGATAAGAAAAATACTGTCCTTCTTTAATTTTTGAAGACTGAGATATTACATCTCCATCATGAACGCATTCTGGATTTTGAATGATAATTATATCACCTTCAGCTAATTCAAATCCCTTATTATATGGTATACAAGAATTTATATGTTTTTTATTTTCTGGATTAATTCTATGTACCTTTATTTTATACTTAAATAAAGGTATAAAATCTTCAACTCTTTCATTTTCCACACTAGCGTCATCTACTATGATGACTTCAAAATTGTTGTAATTAGAAAAAAAAGCTATAGATTCTAATGTTTTTTTTAATAATGATTTTCTATTGTAGTATGCGATGACAATAGAAATTTTTTTATTTAAATTCATATTTTTATTCTTTACAGTTTTATATGTGAGTTTGTAGATCTTCCCCAACCTATATGAGAGACAACTCCATAAATGGAAGCAGTCACATATCCAAGAGAATTAAATTTTTTTGACAGAGATTGCTCATTTTGTCCTGAATATGGTTGAGCTTTTCTAACTACATCAGTTTTTATAATTGATGGATTATAAGTAAATCCAAACCACTCACCTCTCCATCCGGGTGTTTTTACACTTATACCATTCATATTTATTAATGGATGGGGACAATCTTTTCTGAAAGTAACTTGCATTATATTATTATGCGTTTTTAATATAGTTAAAGAATCATTGATAAAATCAAATCTATTATCAAATATCCAATCATCCTCACAATGAAAAATGTAATCAGTATCTACAAATGAATAAGCCTTGTCTACACTTTTAGGTTGTCCAATATTTTCTTCGTTATATATTTTTTTCCAATTTGAAAATAAAGGATTAGACTCTATTCTAGAGTAAATATCTTTATTTCCAGAATCATCAATCAAAATTTTAATTTTGATATTATCAAGTATGTATGGATGGATTGATTTTACTGTTTGTTCAAGTAAATCTAATCTTCCACAACTAGTTAAAACTAGAGAAATATTATTCATTTTATTAGATAACTTTTACTTTCTGTTGTAACAGAGATTTATATTCTTCTGCTATCTTTTCTTCTTCATATGTATAATGAATTCCTAATCCATATGCTTTATTAAAAGTGCTCAACCTATTTTTATAATAGTTATGTCTTTGTATAACATAGTCTAAATTTATAAACTTATAATGTAATAAAAGTAATTCAGCACATTCAGATTCAATTATGCTTGGATGATTTAAATACTTTTTACCGTGTTCTGGGTGGCATCCCCAAGACCAATTCATGTTTATTTTTGGATTAAATATACATCTTTTGCTGTATGACACGCTTGGAACTCCTTCATTTATGTTGAATACAGAATCTATAGACTCTAAAGAGCTACTACCAACCATATTATATCCTTGAACTTTGGGTAAAGTTATACCATTTTTTTTATATTTTTCTAAAGTAGATAATAAAGAATCTATTCCATTTTTATGCGTGTAAAACTCATCAGTATCAATTGTTAAAACCCAATCAAAGTTTTCTCTATCTTTTTTATAGCAATTTGATTTTATATCGATATAACATTGATCATTTAATCCTTTATCGGAAGACTCCCAAGTTATAACATCACATCCATTGTCTAACGCTATTTGTTTAGTATTATCCGTAGACATATTATCATAAATCACAATTTTATCACAAAATTGTTTATAGTGTTTTATAAAATGTGGTAACATTAATTCTTCGTTATAAGCAAGTGCGTAACAAGCGATCTTCATCTGTGTTCTCCTAATATATTAGAACAGTATCTAGCTCCTCTATTTTCTTTTACGAATCGTTCATACATAACTCCATCTCCAGCAAAAGATTTATCATACCATCCACCGTAATTATGCCATATGTATTTCTTCATGACTAGCTGCATACAATCAATATAATTCATTATTGCTGGATTACCGACTAATGGTATTTTTATATTATCTTCTTCACCCTGCAATCTGATATGGCGATCTCCCAAGGCAGTATATCCCATTAAGTATATTGGGAAGATAATTATATTTGTGTTATGCTTTCTGTACTTGGTATCTACTATTGTTTCTGTTATTTCTTTTAAGGCATTAGGATATAGTATATTATCTGGATTAAAATGTAGGATGTAATCTCCTGAGCTTTGTCCTATGCCTAAGTTTCTTAAACTGTGACCCCAATCATTCATTCTTTTATTTGTAACAAACACCTTAATCTTGTCTGATTTTGGAATTCTCAATGTCCTGTTCATAGGACCATCATGATACAATAAGATTTCAAAATTAGAATACTCTTGATTTATAAGGCTGGTTAATCCTCTGGATAGAACTTCATCAGAAATAACCTGATCATAGTGTGGAACAATTATGGAATACTTTATAGGCTCTTTTCCAATAGCATACATTTCCCTAAAATAATTATCTTGTTCACCAGTAACCACATGATTAAATAGTTTTGAAGTTGTTGATATTTCTGTTTTAAATCCTATGTTTTTTATGCAGTAATTTTTATTTTTAAGATTTAAATTAAATAACCAATCATCGCCAAAAAATATTTTTAGAGACTTTGGAATATTTACATAATTGTTCTTGTGTATAAAGAATAAACAACCAAATCCATGAGATCTTTGCTTCATCTCTATCAGATTCATGCCTGTTAAGTCCTCTTCCAGACATACTCCAATTAGTCCAATATCCTGAGTAATTTTATCATTTAAAAAATCAAAAACCTTAATATCAAAATCAACATCGTCGTTAACAATACAGATTTTATTATTTTTACTTTCTGAAACTCCTAAATTCCAAGAAAGATTAACTCCTAAGTTATTATCTTGTTGAAGGAGTCTGAATTTATTATTTTGTGGAAGTTCTGGTCCCTTTGCATTTGATATAATTAAAATCTCTTCTACTAAATCACTAGCAGATATCTTTTCTAATAATCCTACTACACCAGTAGGTTTCCACATTGTAGGAATTACTACAGAATACTTTTCCATCTAGTTAAAATCTCTTCTTCTGTTAATACTTCTGGATTATTTGCTTTTCCAAAAAAGGGTATACCTGCTACAGAACATTCAGCTTCTACTAAACCATACGTCTCAAATTTTGAATTGTGATATACTGCATCCAATGAATTATACATATCCTCTTTATTGTCGCAGTGGTTTTTTATAAAAACTTTATTTTTTAAAAGAGGAGACACCAGTTCATTAAAATAGTTTATGTCGGTGATTATACCATAAACATAAACTTCATCATACCCATCATCAAGTGCTTGTTTAATTGATATATGAGTTTGCTTGTGAGAATCTATACTTCCTATTACACCTGCTCTATTTGCTTTAGGAGCTACCCAATTAATTTTATCAACAATGGGAGGTATTATTGTTGAAGGATGGTTTATTGAATGATATTGTTTCTGTTTATTGCTAACAAAATGAATAACATCATAATGCTTATGGTATATTTCTTTTAATGGAAACAAATTTGATTCATGACAACTTAGTATATGCTTTTTTAAATTCTTTGCACCTATTTGAACAAAGTGACTAATTACTGTGTCGTAAACAGTTAGTTTACAATCTTCAAGTTTTGCAGCTTTACATTTATCTAGATGCCAAGTATGAGGGCCATAAAAAGTACAATCATATCCATTCACATTCAATAAGTTTGTTAACTTAATATGATGTTCTGTGCTTCCTCCCGGAGAAGACCAACCACTAACTAGCTTTATTTGTTCTTGCATTCATCACCTCATGATATAAATCTATTCTTGATCCTGCCATCTTATTCATATCAAAGTTAGCTTCAGTAATCTTGTGTAGATTTTCACCCATTCTCTTTACAAGATCTGGATTCTTTGCACATAGAGTTAATATACGAATCCACTCAGGAATACCCTTTTCTGGCTTAATCAGGAAGCCAGTCTCTCCATCCTTAATCCACTCATTATAACAACCAACATCAGATGCGATAAGTGGGATCTTATATCTACCACACTCAGCAATTTTGATCTCCGATTTAGAATCATTAAACTCATTCATTTCAAGCGGAGCTAGTGCGACATCCATGTTAGTGAACATCTGACCGTATCGATCTGGTGTTTGTGCGTAATGTATAGCCCAGTTTCCTATACCCTTGAACCCTCGGAGAATGATCTCCTTGTACTTACGCCATACATCAATCTGCCAATCATCCTTAGGAGTTTGTGGTGGTGGATGGCCGTAGAAGTCCCATCTACAATTCTCTCTACCTACTCGTTGATTAACAAGGTGAGGAACTCCTGAGAAGTATTTTAAATCTTGTTCATGGTGAATGCCTCCTACCCAGCCGAAACGTGTATAGTTCTTCTTAGGCTTTTCAATACGAGGCATATTCCAACAAGGCAGATTATAATCTATGGTATTCTTAACTACTGCTAGTGTGGTATTAGGCCCACAATAAGAAGCTACTCTAGCAGCAAACTTATTCTGAGTTACTGTAACTAAGTCTGAATGATGATAAATAAACTTAGTAATCTCTTCTAATCCCTTTTCCTTATAAACATGATATAGTCTATGTCCGGGATAAATATTGGTTAGAAGATCGTCTGTATCATAATGTACAAATTTTCCAAACTCTTTACCCTTACCTATAATTCTGGCTGTGTAGTTACCACCATAATTACATAGGTTTTGTGTAAAGATTATATCTGCCCACTTCATATCAGCAAAGTCCCAATCAGGAAGCCACTGACCAGTCTTTTCATCGATACCTAAAGGATTCTTATTCCATCGTATCTCCACACGGTCAGGGTATAGCTCTTGAAGCTTCTTGTAAGGGGCAATGATCCTATAGTATGCACAGCCACCTTCGTTAGCAGGGACACAAAGTATTTTTAGTTTTTCTGTCATAGTGTTTATATAAACAAGGAGGACGCCTTTTAGAGCGTCCTCCTATCATAGTCCTAGTTTTTTATATCACATCAGATATCGTGGATCTTGGGGAGTCGGAGGTGGAGTCTCGGCAGCGTGCTTCGAGGCTTCCGACGAGTGTGCAGCACCTATTGCAGCCGCTAGAGCAGTCACAGCACTACCTACGTCAATCTTCTTGTCGAATGGCATGATAGAGGTGAACGCTTTAGCATATTGAGTTCTCTTGCGCTTCGAGAAGAGTGCCACAACACCTTCCCAAGCAGCCAGTCCGGGGATAAAAGCTGACAATGCAGCAAATACTGCTTGAATAATCGCTGCAACATCTACGCCCTTAGGCTCTCCAAGAGGAACATATGCAGCCTCTTCCTTTAGCTGATCCTTCTCAGCAATTACGACCTGTGTTCCTTCAGGCAGCTTCTGCTTAATCTCTTCAGGAAGTTCTTCAACAGGAATTGGAGTTCCTACTTCGCCTTCCTCAAGTTGACTAGGAGTGGTAATAACTGGCTCTTCGCCAAACATATTACCTAGAGCCTGACAGGACACAGTTCCCATAGCGAGAACTGAAACAATAAGAGAGTTTACAAAAAATCGATTCATAATTTAGCTTTGTAGTTTGTTAAGGTAATCATCATCAGAGACATCATCAGATGCCTGACTAGGCTTACCCTTAGGAATGCTACCACCCATGAGAGCAGAAGCAGCTTGCTTCACTTCCTCGTAATCCTCAAGCTTGACAAGCTCATGGATGTTGTGAAGGCTTCCCATGCTCGAAGCAATTTCAGCCTTCGTGCCGAGAGGAGATGCCTTTGGACGAGGAGCCGACTGGTCATACTTAGGCCACTGACCATCCATCTCCTTGACAATCTTGAAATCATGACCCTTATCAGGATCGGTGATATCACCAAAGTCTTCGTCAAGCATCGAAGCAATAATCTTCTTGAACAAGACAACGCCGATAGAAAGAATCTTAATATCGCCGCTCTCACGATCAAGCACATTCATGTAGTAACGAGCGCGAGGCTTGATTGTACGGGCAAGATCTTCATCCTGCTTACGGCCAGTCTTCCACAGCGCATAGTAAAGATCACAAAGTGGGCACTGCTCGCCATGAACCTTACGGCAGTGTACGTTCTTTACTGTATCATCAGGACCGGGGATGCGGTGAATCTTAGTCTCCGCATAGAATTCCTTCTCGCCATCCTTCCAAGGCAGGATGCGAACCATGTTGCTTCCATCCTTGATCTGGAAGAACTTCTTGAGGAAATCGTCTCCGCTGTTGCTGGTAGCGGCACCATTGTTGTTAAGTTGTTCGTGCTTCTTACGAAGTGCATTAAGGTCAATAGCCATGATTAGTTTCTCCTGTTAGTAGTTGTATAATAGTAGGTTACTTGTAAAGTTTAGTCTCTTCCCGCTT